TGGTAAATATTTCTTTAACTACAAAGGAGAACACTGTCAAGAGTTTGCACCAAATACATTTGATTTGGTACACTTTGTTTGTACAGTTAATACTAATAATGGTACTAGAATACACGGAGTTACAGATAAGACTTCATCTAGTCTTATGTTAAATTCTGAATTAGCAATGGATAGTTCACTAAGAATACAAGAAACAGATATCAATATGCAAGACATGTTGATGGAACATTCTAGTGACAATTTTAGCCCATTGATTGATTTAGATAGATATCACACTGAATGCGTCAATAAAGAATACAACAATAGATTTGTATTTACTGATGGTAGTGTTACAAGTATCAATATGAACCCAACAAAGAATGGTAATAGGATTATCAACCTTGATGATTTAAACACAGACTTTGATTTCGATAGTGAAGGTTGGAGTGGTACTACTTGTTGGATACCATCAAATATTGATATTGATTTTGGTATTGGTTCTAATGTTATAGTAGTTGGTAGAACTTCTCAATCTAGAGATATGGATGGTAACTTACAACCTGTTACTATCAATGTTACAGGATTGTATGTTACAAAGAGGAGAGGTGGAAGTCCACAACAAATAGACTTTGTAGAAGAAGAAGACGATAATACTGATTGGTTTTTTAGTTGAGTGTGATTTCTTTGTCAAATTATACTTTACTAGAATACGATAGTGAGATGGGAGAAAGAAAAGAATTATTTGTACAGGGGAGAAGTTTTTGCTTCCCCCTGTCACAAGTATCTTTTGTTACTTGGAGAATGAATGACGAAACTGGAAGTTACTGGTTGAAGTTTCACTTCTCTTCAGGTAAAGAAATACGAATTAAGGTCAATTTAGAAGAACTTAATGATATATTAGAACAATGGACAAATACAAATATAAATTACAGAGGAAATAAAAATGAGTTGGAAAACACAAGATAAAAATGAAGCAATAACAACAGAAGAAAAACAAAAAGGCTCTTTCGCAATCGGAAGAGAAGCATATCTTGCTAAGCGAAAGATAGCACAAGAGAGAAATAAAAACTACTTGTGTGTTGGTATTTGGGGAGCACCCAAATCCGCAAAGTCAGGTTTAGCAGCAGATATATTATCTGAAGAAGATATTAAGAATGGTATGCACGTTTTTGTATGGGATTATGATAATAGATTTATTGATGTTAAAAGAAATCACTATGCTAATGTAGAAAATCTAGTTGTCTTTAATCCTATAGAGAGACACCCTGATACGTTGGTAGATATTAAGGCTACAAAACACAATGCAGAAATGCATTATCAAGAGGCTATGTCTTTCTTAGAACAAGGTAAACTAAAGGCAGTAATTGTAGATGGTGCAGATAAGTTTCTAACTGATGTATGTGAAACATATATGAGAGTTAAACATAACTTAGATGCTGATACAGTAATTAAACAATTACCATTTGTATGGGGAGATAGGAATACTCCTTACAAGAATTTCTTACACAAGAAAATATTAGAAATGGATTGTCATAGAATAGTAATTGCTCATTCTAAAGATAAATATGTAGATGGAAATCCTGTCGGTACTATTGCCAATTGGCATGAGAGTACAGAAGATATTTTTACATCTACTATTAAAATGGATAGAAGAATGAGTAGTGGTACTGCCACGTTTACTGCTCTGATAGAAGCATCTGCTACAAAACCGGAACTGATAGGAACAAGGCATGTTGTTCTTACTATTGATAATGGTAAAGTAGATTGGAAAGGATTAGAAATGTTGAAGAAGGGAGAACTATGAAATTTACAATTTCTTCAAAAAAATTAATTGATGATTTAGAAACTGTTATGTTAAAGGGTAAATACTTTCAGAGTGAAGGAGCAAAAAATGGCTTTTTAACTAACTATGCAGTATTAGATATTACTAATGATAATGATAAAATGGAAATATATAATGCTGACACAAGTACTGCTTGTATGGTTTCTTCACCGATAACAGGTGAGACAGAAGAAGGACAATGTGTAGTAGATATATCTAAAACTATTAGTTATCTAAAACCATTTAGTTCTGATGTTGTTATCACTATTGGAGACTATATTACTATAGAAGATAGTAGAGATGGTGTAAGTAAAAAGGCTACATTGCCTAAAGTATTAACACATGAAGGTATGGGTTTAATTGCAAGGATGATTAATTTTACAAATTCTTGGAATTATAATGATGTTTCTTCACCATTACCTACCTTTAGTAAAACAACTTTTGATACATGTGTACAGGTATTATCTTCGGACTTAGTTCCTGTTGCTAAATCATGTGAAGTTGTTGGAGTGGCAAAATACAAGTTTGATTTTGACAATGATATACTAACTATATCTAGTACAAAAACAGAAGTAGAGAAATACGAAGGTGGTTTGATACCACTTGATTATACAGGAGAGTATTCTACTGTAGAGTTTACAGGAAACTTTCACAAGTTTCTTGATGGGTTAGTAAGAGTATACATGAAAGATGATGCACCAATATTAATGGTATGTCAGAATAGAATGTTATTGAAAGCACCATATTTATCGGGATGATATTATGATTATAAATAGGTTAAAGGAAGGAATTGGTCTTAGATGGCGTAATGATTCCGGTATTCGTCAAGAGTGTGTTGTACCTTTTGACGAGTACCAACCCTATTTTTATATTAATTCAGATGCAGAACAACCATCTCAACTTATCATTGGTGATAAATGGGGTAGGTTTCCAGTGGAACTAAGTTATCATACAGGTGACTATTATAATTTAAATGGTGAACAATTAACTAAGGTTACTTGGACACCAAGTAATTCAAACCATATAAGAAAACTAAAGGATTGTTTTGAATATACATACGAAGCAGATGTTGCTTTTCACTATAGATTTTGTGTAGATGAATTAGAAGTCTTACCGGAATACAAACTCAATAAATGGTATTGGGATATGGAATGGATACAAGGCGGTGATTATGATGGGGCTATTACTTGTATATCTTTATATGATTCTTATAGAAAAGAATGTGAAGTATTATGGTGGAGTCCAAATAAAATTCAAGTTAAAGGTCACAAAAAACATTTTAGTTCTGAAAAGGCAATGTTACATTACTTCATGAATTTGATTGAAGAAGATGACCCCGATATGTTAATTTCTTGGTTTGGTTGGAAGTTCGATTTACCTAAATTAATAGATAGATTAGTTGTAAATGAAATAGATGTAAGAGATTTATCACCGTTCCAACAAGTAACAGGTATTGGTTGGTCTACTAAAACATCGAAGATTAATTTACATAGTAACGTTGTTAATAACTATTCACCAATTAGTCAACCAATAAAAGGTAGAATTTGTGTACCATTAGATTTAGCATTTGAAAGACAGTGGAATGATTCACAAAGAGGAACATTACCATCAATGGCTTTAGACTATGTAGCAGAACTTACATTAGGAGAAAGGAAATTAGTTAGTGAGAAGTTTCCTGATAAGAACGAGTTCTTTACAAGAGGTTGGTTAGAAGATACTCAAACTTATTTAGACTATGCTAAAATAGATACAGAGTTATTAGTTAGAATTGATAATGAAATGTATATTACAGAATCTATTTTAGCACTACAGAGATTACTAATTGCTCCTTTTGATGCTTGTTTCTATGCAAGTAATATGGGAGGAATATACTTTATGAGAAACGCCACTTGGAAAGCCCCTACAGGAAAGAAAGGTGACAGGGTAGACTATGATGGTGCAATGGTCTATGACCCTCTCAGTGAGGCTACAAACGGTCTTCATTTAGGAGTTGCAGCATTCGATTTCGCAGGTCTATATCCGAGTATGATGATTGCTAGAAATATCTCTTGGGAAACTAAAACTGATGTACCAACTGAATTTGCAGTTAATATAAAAACACCAAAAGACTTTTCTGAAATAAAAGAAACAGAAATGCGATATTACAAAACAGACAAGTTGGGATTATTACCTAAAGCAGTATTAGAACTTAAAGAATTAAGGAGTAAATATAAAAAATTAATGAAAGATTCTAAGTCTAAAGAAGAGTACAATAAATGGAATAGTAACCAATTAGCAGTAAAAAGATTATCTGCTTCCTTTTATGGTATCACTGCCTATCAAGGGTTCGGTTGGGCTGATGTTGATTTAGCCGCTAGTATAACTGCTAGTGCTAGAGAGGCAATCAGAGAAGCGGCATTTAAAGCGAGGGAATTGTAATGGCTAAAACAGACCAAAGTAAACCAATAAGAAGAGAATGTGTAGTTTGTCATAAAATATTTAGATTGGCAAAGAGAGATGTAAAACGTTGTGCTACTTGTGCTCGTAAGGCAAGAGAGGCTATTCGTAAAGCAAAGGAGGAAAAGAAATGAATAAATTTAGATTAGCAAGTGTTAAACATGCAGAGTATGAAATCTATAAGGGAATGTTAATTAATAAACGTGATGAACCTATACAAAGAACAATGCAAAATATCTTTGATAGAGTAGTTCCCAAAGGAGATAAAGTTGCTTTAAAGAGATGGAATACTGCAATTAAAAATGTTAAACAACAGATGGAAAATAAAATGGAAAATAGAAAACAATAT